GCGTGTTCCCTCAGCGCTCTGGCCTTTGACTAGAGATATCTTTCCAGTAGTATCAACTATCACGTTATCTCTTCTTCCTAAGAAGTGAGACTGATTGAAAGTTACGCCTGAACCCGGTACCGGAAATTTCTTATCAGACGTATAACTACCGAACGATAGACTATATACTGGATTTACGTTTGCAGCAGCTGCATTGCTAGTTATCACAGCGGTGTTTACTGCGCTCGGTCTAAAGTCTATCTGGTCGATCAAATCATAGTATCTTCCACTCGAAGCGTACATCTCAGGTATCTCAAGCGTATTATAGCTGGACCCAATACTCGACAAGTTCGATGAGTCAGTTGAGAACCGCGTGCTCAAGTTGGCGCTGACGTAAGATGATACCGTGTGTAGACTTCCGGCTGTCGTAGAGGCGTCAAATTGAACTAGAAGCCAGTTGGTAGTAGACAGACTCAAGCTTGATGTTGACTTCTTGTGGATATAGCCAAGATCATAGAAGTCTTCATTCTGGTTGTGATCGATATAGAACTCATTGGTAACATCTGAGCTGCTGGTTGATACGTTAGAGTTGTCTGCCAGATATACATTCTTGAGGCGGAATATATCCGGAACACCTAGGCACCAAGGTCCATTTATTCCAGCTGCGTTATTAGCTAGTCTGATCTTTACAAAGCTGTCTCTGTTAGCTGTCTTTGCGTCTGCAGCCACACCGTTTCTATTGACGTTGTAGACCACAGAGACGTTTGCTGCAGAGGTCGCTGTAGTATTAACGTTGAGACTTACCGTGAGTATAGTACCGTTTGTATTGACATTTGCTACAAAATTATCTCTCTGAAGAGCTGGAGAAGACAGAGGTATAGCCACGTTCTTTGGAAAGTATCTCGCCATACTGGCTGCTGAGTTTGAGAAAGATAGCTTGGAGTCCACATATAGGAAGCTATTATTGACTACAGCAGTTACTTTCTTTATGTCGTATACTGTTGAGTTCGCATAGAAGTAAACATAATCGCCGGCTATGAGGCCGCTGGTGGCACTTGCAAATACAGTACTCGTTCCATATACGTTGGATGTACCGTCTGCGTTATTTGCAGCACTGGTTACGTTTGCAGTTCCCGCGAGGTCTGGAGTTATTCTCAAGCCTGCATTGAGCGGAGTTATGATAATATCATTCTTTTGATCAAAGGTAAGAGTAGTACCGCCTACGTATTGAAACACCTCATTGGGAGAAGAAAGAAGACTTATCTGGAGCGAACCTGTATTTGAGAGAGTTATTCCGTTATTTACGGTTCTATAGAGATAATTTAGATTGCTCACGGCGAGAGTTGATTTTGTTCCTGTATTAAACAGCATCTTATTAACGCCGTTTATACCTCTTACTAGATTAGCTATACTTGTATTGCTAGATGCATTATAAGCCAGTAGTACGTCGGCCACACCCTTTACGGTACCGTTGTAGTTAATACCCTTTACCGAGCTGAAGTTGGCTCCAGCAATCATATTAAGATTAAAGAGATACAGTCTATATACTGCGCCGCTGAATCCGGGAGTACCAGATACGTGAAGCATCTGACGAATATTCGCAGTGCCAATCTTATTACCAGAGTATCCAGAAGGAGGTATTGTACCTGCAGAAATTGCCGCAGTATTAGATAGATATCCATACGCTTTGTCATAGAGATCTATTGAATCACCCGTGCTAAACATAAAGGTGCCTGCGACTTGACTGATGTCGACGTAGTTCTCATAGGATACGTTTATACCAGATCCATTACTCGAGCTGTAGTCGATTGCCTTGATATTATCAAATGCGTAGTTGAAGAGAGTAGATACCCTAAAGCCAGATACGTATGCAGTACCTGGATCTACGACTATGGTGTATGTATTTGCATCAAGAGAAGTATTAGCAGGAGATTTTGTTGTAGTTAAAAACCTATCTGTAACATAGTCGCCCGCGCTCTCTGCTGTGCGAAGAGCCATCTCGTCTTCTATAGCATTATACTGCGTTACTCTATTCTGCTTGTATGGATAACCCTCCGAGAACTCAACTATGCTGAGAAAATCTGTATTTGTAGAGGCAATATCAGTATTTGATACAACGAGAACAGGCTTTATCTTAAGTCTGTCTGCACCAGGAGCCATTGAATTTGGAGTTCCGGTGGAGTTGTCGAGAAGATTTGTATCTGCATTATAGTCAACGATCGTCTCGACAGCGCCAAATCCAATTGAGACGTTATTAGGATAAGAGTTATACATGCTTACCACCGTTGTCTGCGGGTCGACATTCAAGAAGTATCCGTTCTTGTAGATAACTCCAGAGGTAACACCAAAGGCATATCCATTGCCAATTGCATTCGCTGTGCTTGCGATCTTAATCTGACTTATATAATTGTAAGCGATAAGAGCGAGAGTACCATAGTTACCGCCTGTGGTATAGTTCTGTCTGATTGTAACATACGGTGGAACATAGTAGTTTGATCCGCCGTTGATTATAGAAAGATTCTGAATAGCGCCGATCGTGCTGTCTGTAATTATAGATGCCGTAGCGCCTGCGCCGATGATCTCGTCGACTCCGGCCGCAGCGCCTGAAGACCCGCCGAGTATAGAATAACCGGGAACGAACTGCCACTTTGCTAGTGACACGCTCGTATTAGTGAGGTCTGTCTGAACTGGCTTGAGTGAGAGTATTGACTTTCCGGGAATAGTAGTCGTATCAATACCGTTGATGACAGCGCGACTGTTAGTCGTCGACTGCGTTATTGTCTCGCCGTTGCTGAACGCCGTAGAAGAAGTAAGATTAGCGAGAATTGCTGGAACTATGACTACGGTGTCTGTATTAGCCCATCCTGTTGACCCATTTGTGATGGAGGTCTTACTTAGACTATTATTGCTGTCGTATATTACAATGGTATCGCCAGACGAGAAAGAAGTAAGATTGCCTGATGTGCCGCTGTTGATATAGCGCATGTAGATTGTGTTGAGATTAGGATCTTGAGACTCATATCCGTCTGCAGAGTTTATAACTTGAGCGCGCAGATTGTTAGTTGGATTGCGAGCAAAGTGTCCAACGTATAGAGCAGGAGCAGCTAGAGTGCCATCGGTCTCTTTATCGAGAAGCTTTGCATACGGGTAGTTATCAAAGAATACGAAATTACAACCGTTGATTATAGTGCCGCGTCTATAGATGTTATTACCAAACTGCTCTATCTGATTCTGCAGTATGGCCTGAAGCTGGTTGAGCTCTCTTGTTTGAACGGCAACAGACGGCTTGAATAGAATCCTATAGTATTCATTTGCTGGATCATAATCATCATAGTATGGAGCAACATCTAGATTTGTAGTAATAGGCATCTTCTATCCTTCTTAAAACTCAAGAGTGAGCTTGAATGTTTCCGTCTGATCGCTTCTTCTATTTACTGCGTCGATATTCTCGATGTACAGTATATCTCCGCTTCCATAGACTATCTCTGGATAGTATTTATTAGTAGGAGTAAATATGGCTCCAGAATTAGTTCCCCTTACGGTATTAGACGCCCCTAAGTTAAATGTGCCGATAGCTTGGGTAACATAGAGTCTATTGTAACTCCCGTAGTTTACAAGAGAGTTATACACTGCATTTGCGGTGAATGTATCAGTAGATGGAGTTATAATCTCATTATTAACAAAAGTACCAGAATTTAAAGTTCCATCATACGAGAACATCTGCACGAAAGTATCAAAACTCTTAGTCTGATTGCTTCTTGAAACTGTGTTGACAGTGGCCTTGCAACCCGTTTGACTTCCAACTATCAGATCTGAGTTGGAGAAGATGCCATATGAGTTTGTGACCTGAATTGCTCCAGTTGTAGCTTGAATAACATAGCCGGAAGAATCAGAATCAGGAAGCGAGATGCTAGCGGAGGTATCAGTGAATATAGAGTTGGTAGTAAGAGTTAAGTAAGTGCTATTTCCTACGCTGTTTACGGTACTAAGTTGATAAGTAGTGCTGTCGTTGGATACTAAGTAGATCATATCGCCAGAATTAAACTGATTGTTAAAGTCTGTACCGCTACCAGTTACAGCTGTGCTGTATAGATTTATAGTAGCAGTTCCTACTATCTTTACTGGGTTTATTCTAAATACTTTCTCTCCTATAGAGAACGCACTGGACACCGCAGTCAGAGTCATGCTCACATTAGAGAACAGAGGATTCTTCATGATTCCTATTTGACTATAGGAGGCGTTAGCCACTATCGTATTGCCCTCGCTGTTTGCAAGATTAACGCCGATAGTTGCGTACTTCGCACCTAGTTCTGCAAATATATTAGCGCCATGACCGTCTTTTGGCGGGAGTATCGGACGAATACTAGCTTGTCTAAAGTTGCTAGAAGAAACTACTATTGGACTTGCATTTACCACTGCAGTTGCATACTTAAAGTCTCTGCCACGGCTTAGCATCTTTATAGAAGACACGCTATTACCAGAGTAAGAGTTTATTATAGCAATTGCATATGCATTTATAGACTGAGTGTAATCTCCTATAATCTCTACTGCGGGATACAACTCATATTGAGAAGTATTATCTGGATTTATAGGAAATGTAGAATCAAGAACTACAAACTTCTTAGTGCTATTGGCAAATGATGCCAGTACTTTCTGATACTGCCCTTGACCAGTTCCAGAAGTTATATGAAGGTAGCAGCCGGTATAGGCATTATTCGTGGTGGACGCAGAATTTGATAGGGCGTATACCAGACTGTTAGCGTTTAGTCTCGTATCGCTGACTGAGAATGTTCCCGTTAGATAGTTAAAGTATCCAGACCCACCGTCCACGACTTTTACTATGTCTATAGAACCAGGAACTGCCGCTGCAGTAACGCTCGTGTTCTCAAATACAGGAAAATAATCAGTAGTCATAAACTTATTTGTCTGACTCTGAGAAGATGTGCACATGTACTTCCACTTGTAACCATCAGACGTCTGATATATCTCATCATTTGCAGTTACTTGCGATATACTCGGCGATATAGTAGAGGCAGTATTACCGTTGTTGTCTACACACTTAAATACGTGCTTGTACGTTCCCTCTGTTACTATAGCATAGAATTCTTCATTAAAGATATTAGCATCTACATCGTCGTACATCGCGTATACCGTATTTGACTGATAGTCGTATCTTGGTATACTGAGGGCTACGTCAGAACTATAGATCTTCTTTCCATAGAGCATATTTCTATATGCATCTGATAGAGTATCATGTGTGTCATCATATGCCGTCTGTATGGTATTAAATGGCACGCTGTATCCAGCAAAGAAATAATACCTATTATCAGCGGTCGTATCAAACGACATGATAAAGTTCTTTGCGTTATTTAGACCATAATTCGTAGTTATTAGTTTTTGTGATTGTGACATTATGCATAATACCTGGTACTAGATGATGATCCATTGGCTATTGTTATAGTAGATAAATTTATCATAGAAGGCTGATTTATCAATGACTTTTTTGAAACCTGAGAGAAGTACTTTGTGCCAGCCACATGAAGAACTTGCTTTAGCATCTCCACGTACTTATCTAGATTAATCGGAGTCTTTATAACATATGAGAAGTCTTGATAGTAGTTTCCATCATATAGGTATTTATTGTCACTCAAGAAACCGCCGTTTGTTCTATTATAACCAGAACCGGTTCCCTGCTTGTTAGCATAACCCTCTGCAATTCCAGATCTTAATCCATCTAGGGAAGTAAATGTAACGTTCTCACCATTTATGTATCCGAATCCAGAGTCGACCACTTCAAGTTCATTTACTGCGCCGTTTGCGTTGCTGACGGATGTTCCTATCACGTCGTTTAAGCCTGCAAATGGGCTGTCTTGATAGTTCCATAGAGCAAGATCGGCAGTAAATCCAGAGTCTTGACCGACTATCTTGTGACTGGTATCAGTAAATCCATAGACAAAACGATCCTCGAAAGTTATTCTCCTGATATAGGCATTAGTTGAGTTTGCAAACTTGACTATGCCCTGACCGCCGCCGTTGCTCTGCTTTATGATCTCACCGGTATAGAACGTACCAGTTGCATTGCTTAGAGTAAAGAAGAAATCTTTCTTCTGCAGGGGAGCTACCAACGGCTCGTATATCGACACGAATGGGGCATATGTGTATAGAGATCCTGGATTAATACCAGTGAGAGATGCTACAGTTCCTAGACTATAGTGAGTAAAGTTGAGAGCCGAAGATAGAAGAAAACTTGCATTCGCATGATGAAGTGCGGCGCCGTAGTCGGATGCATTGAGAGCTACATTTCGGTATGGGTATATGTAGTCTGTTATAATAACATCTTCTTGATTTGTCAAGCTGCCTATCTGAAAAGTAGCTCCAGAACCAGATGGTATGCTACTTACAGTTCCATTTATATTACTTATAGGATCATACACGTAATTTCCAGCAAGATCATAGAAAGTATTATTTGTCGTTATAATACCTATGTCAAACGCAATGGTATTTACAGAAGCAGTGATGACCGGACCATTCGCAGATGTATACTGATCGCTGTATATATTATTTCCGCTGACAAATATACCATTTGTATTATTAAGAAATAAAGTACCTGACAATCCGGAAACCGTGGTGCTCCTTACAACGCCGTTCGCCGTTTGATTACCCAAGCTATCTAATTGAAAAATATTAGATCCAACAGCAAAGTTACCGTACACCGCATTTGCATAATTTATAGAAGTATTCGTAGATAGTCCTATGACTTGTCCCTGCGCGGTCAGGTCTATAAATCCAGAGTTAACAAGATTTGCAGTCACCACATTTCCGGCATTATAAAATACCACGTTTGACTGGAGATTGCCGCTAGTCGTAGATACAAGAAGATAACCAGAAATATTATTAGAAGTAGTTATGCTCAGTATATTTCCCTTGCCGGTAACAGAGCCGTTTGCGGCGTATGTAATGAGGTTATCGCCTACCACAAATTTTGCATTTGCAGTAGATCCATTACTGTACTTTAAGTAGTTGTACTGAACGTTTGCAATAGGCTGAACTACCGTCTCAATACTATTTAAGAAGCTGCTGTTTACCGCGTACGTAGTTGTATTTGCAAGTCTCAGTACTTTATCGGAAATAAGCACCTGTGCATCAGAAGCGTATCCCCAGCCGCCGTCTATCAGATTAAAGTTAACCTGACCATTGAGTATGGTGAGACTCTTTACGCGAGCCTTGCCCTGTTGGCCGCCGGCCTCGCTGAGATTTACTATATCTCCAATCTTAAAGTCTTTACCTCTGTCAGATGTGACTCCGAGGGCAGTAAGAGACCCTGTTACGATTGGATTATTATTGATAACTGTATTGCTATTATAGAGAGATATAGTCTCGCCTGTTATGAAGTCTTTAGTTAGACCCGATATGTAGAATATATCGATGTACTTTCCCTTGATTCTTCTGGTAACTACGTACTCGACGAACGCAAGAGCACCAGATGTAAGTCCCTGGATCTCTTGGTTAACAAAAAGCTTGTTTTCTTGACTTGGAGTTACCTCTAGATAAGTCGGAATAAACCACGCTGCATCTGAAGTTCTAAAGACATCATTTCCCGGATAATAGGTCTCTACGTCTTGACCATATACCAGCTTGAAGAAAAGATTAATGGCTCTCTCTGTGCCCTTAGATCTATAGAGATCTAGACTGTGCTTTACTAGAAGCTTCGTGTCTGTTGCAGTATCAAACTGGATGTTCTTTAGATACTTCTCTTTGAAGTGAACTAAGAAAGTATCTACAGTAGTGTCTATATCGCCGTAGTCAAGAATTCTTCTTGCATGATATGTTGCGTTTCCTGGCGACTCAAGCCACTCGTAGTAGGCCTTTATGAATCTTATAAAATCAGGTCCATATATCCTGTATATATCAGGAAATTGACTTGGTATGAACGAAGATATCTTCTTGTTTATAACAGACATCTATTATTCTCTTATCGCCTGGATAACCAGGTTAATTTCATTTGCTTCTAGATTCAATATGTCGTTCTGACCTGCGTATATGTCTTTCTCTGCCGATATGGCGTATATCTTAAGTTCTGGACCAGAGTAAAGATCTATATTAAAGTTCACGAGATTCACTATGCCCTTAGCGTAGTCCACCGTTCCAATTGTCTTTATGGTCTCGTGGTTTAACCCATTTGACTTTACTATCCTCACGTTACCATCCGCGTCGTCCTCGAGATAAGCAGACTGTCCTTGGTACGTGAACTCGGTAGAGTATATGGTGTGGAGATCTGTTATAGGATGCACTGCACCTATTGGAAATAGAGTATCAAGAAGAGGCACGTTGAAGTTGACTGTTATATTCTGTGCGACACCAAATTTAGGATATATCTTCTTGTACATGTAGATCTCTGTCTCGTTGCCAACTACGCTGACGTCGGAAGAGTCTATGGTCTTTGCGAGCTGGCTGTATCTCAAGACAGAATTAAACTTATTGAGATTGTTGTTATTATATGAGATGATGGAATTCTTTACTAGAGTTGCTATCTCAGACGGTGTATTCTTTGTCAGGTTAACGTTATATCTGACTACTGAGTTTATACTATAGTAGATATGAGAAGGAGATATGAATATAGGCTGCGTCGTGAGAGGCATCCTAGGCTTTAGGAAGTCGTAGTAAGCCTGTTTCTTTGAGTCTGGAAATCCCTGTACATTGGATATATCCACGGACACAATTACCTTGCCGTATCTCGGCGGTGAGAGTGTCTCTCCCCCGTATATAGCAACCACGTTGATCTCTGGGAATTGGCTCTTCAGTAGAGTCTCATAGTCTGCAGTGGAGACGGCGCGCTCTTGAGTCTGAAAATACCTAGGCGCATTGAATTTTACTGAGCTCACTGATTCTTTCTCAGTTCCGCCCTGCGCCGCGTTATTGGTAACAACTGTCATCTGACTGTAGAGAGTGCTATCGGTTATGTCCTGATTTATAGTAAATCCCTTGGCACCGTTTGTCTCCATGCCGCTTGATATTCTATACTGCACGAGTATGGTGGCACCATCCTGTGGTCTGCGACCAATGACTCCATCGCCGAACACGATCTCGAACATACCTGTCTCTGCGCCCTGAACGAAGTATGCCTTGGAAGCCGCGTTGAGATCTAGAAGAGTTGACTTCTTTAGATATGGAATATAGTTAATACCGTTGTCCTCGACGGATGTTACAGTTATCGTTGAAGTGTCTACCATGCTGTTTGTCATGATAAATCTCTGATTGAGATCAGAATAGTTCATGACAAATGTGTCTGATACGTAGGCACCCTCGTATATATCCAGCGGCCCTATAGACCAGTTAGTTATGATATTGCTGCTAGAGTCAATATACGTATTTGTAGAGTGATAGACCTGAGTTGAGTCGGTATAGAAATTATACGAATTGAGGCCAACGCGAGCCGTGAAGCTAGTTCCCTTAGGTATAATTATGGTGCCGCTGTTGTTCTTTGTCTGGAAGCTCAGGCCTACAGTGGCTTTAGCAGACCCCGCAGATCTCGGAAGATAGTTGAGCTCTTTTGCGTGTGAGAATACGCTGGTCTCTAGCTGAGCAGTGTCTAAGAAAGCCTCGGATGCTACCATGTTGAGATAGAAAGAGTTCAAGTAGGTGTTGTAGGACAGTATGTCCAGCAGCACATTGAAGTTAGAGCCCGTGAAGTCGTAGTCCTTGAAGCGATCTTGCGAGGATAAGTAATTTACCATCGACGCCTTGAGGGTGTCGAAGTCCAACGAGGTGAGGTCTATAGTAGAATTTGCTGCCATCTTTATCTAACTTTGCTGAGTGATATATCTAGCTGAGCTGTGCGCTGGCTATTTATTATTGAGAAGAGTATGTTTACATAGTAAGTTTGATCTGCTTCGCTTGGATTAACATAAAGATTAAGCAAATTTGCTCTAGGCTCATAGTTCTTTATGGTATTAGTTATCTCTGTGTGAAGCGCAAACGAAGTGAGTTCATCGAGCGGCTCGAACAGCAGCTTGTATATGCCGGAGCCTATGTTTGAGTCAAATAGTCTCTCACCTGGAGCAGTCAATATCAAGTTTCTTATGGACTGCTTTATCGCCTCCTCATTGAGCAGACGAGACAAATTACCAGTAACCGGAGAGATATCCAGATTTATAGGAATATCACTGAAGAGCTCTTGTACATTATTGAGTGGAGTAAGCTTATCTGCTCTTGTTGACATCTCTTATCCTGAGTATATGTTTAGCGAACCAGATGATATAGTCTCACCGTTGTAGCTGTCATTTAGTCTGCCTATACCTAGGCTGTTGACGAATACAGTAGACGAGTTAGTAGAAAGATATACGATGTGAGGAACGCAGCTATCTCCTGATGGTACATTATGTACTGCGGACGCATCACCATTTCTCACTGCGCCCTTTCCATTGAAGAATACATTTGTAGAACACTGGTCAGTAACTGTGGTGGCGTCACAGCCATGATTAGTATTTATACTGTCTGTCCCACTTCCTCTGGCTATCGGCTGACCCATATTACTTCCTCACGGGTTAAAATCAATTCTAGTAGCAACTGCCTTTATACTACCGTCTGTCATAGTTATTGTAGAAGATCCTATGTTGAGTACTATGTTGTCTTTGGTCATTGTGAGAGTAGATCCACCGACCTTCAGAGTTATCTTGGTCTCACTCTCAAGGAGCATATCGCTCTTGCTGTGAGTAGTCATAGTCTTGCCTATACTCTCAGAGACATAGCCCTTGACCTGCGTCTCTATGTCTCCGCCTATCTTGTTGTTATTATCGGTCTTTACGTCTACGTTTAAGTTACCCTTCACGCGAGACATCTGGTTACCTCTCACCGTAGAGAATACCTGACCGTCTACAAAGCTCACCGAGTTCTTATGAATAGAAGTAATATGATCGCCGCCGACAGATCTCGTAACGTCACCGACTATCTCCTCGTGGACGTCACCTCCAACCAACTCGCGGTAGTTGCCGCTGATCTTAGTATCGCTGTTGTTGTCAACCGTGGTGGTCATGCCGCCTTTGACATACTTCATGTCGTTGCCGGTTACGAGCTCGGCTTTTCTTCCATCGGGAGATATCTCATAGTAACTTCCGGTCCTATGGGCTATTCTTATTCTCTCACTTCCGGGAGTATTATCGAACTCAAGTTCGTGTCCACCCTCATACAGTACTTTATTGTTGTATGGGTACTGGGCGTTGTACTTTGTCTTAGGATGACGTGTATCTGGAGCTGCCATTATCTATTCTTTCTCGGTATATTAGTGGAGAAATTTGTATTTCCAACTTCAACGGATGTAACTACGGCCGAGTTAGTAATTCCATTAGATGTTACTTGTATCTTCTGCTGATTTGTAATATTCGGGTTCATCAGATTCAACTGATTATTTCTAGGTATATTGAGAGGTCTGTCAGTTATAGAGAGAATATGAATATTACTCGATGCAGTATTGATGAACACGGCGTTAACTGATACGTCAGAGAGCAGTATTCCTCCCTGCCCGCCGACATTTCCACCGAGTCCACCAGGCCCGCCGTTGCTACCCAGTGGAAGCGATGGAGGTAGAGGAGGATACAGCGGGGGAGTTGAAGGAGTTGCAGGAGGGTTGGCTGGAACTGCAGGCTGCAGAACATATCCAGCGCAGCTTAGTGCCCTAGACAAAGCAGAGAATGCGTTCAGCAGTCCGAGGGCATCAGCAATGGCCGCAAATAGAGACTCGATCATGTCTAGTATCTTACTCATGAAGTCAAAGCTACCAATACCGCGCTTACCAATCGTCGTGGGTAAGTTAAGATCTTTAAAGAGCTCGTCGATGAGTGTCTTAAGAAGACCGCATATGTTGAGGTTACCTAGTATCTCGTCTATAAGCTTGCTCATGCATATAGAGCTGAGACTTGGTACCACACCACCGCTCAACTCAGCTGCTGCAGCGTTCGCGAGAGAACTTATAGCTTTAAATGGATCTAGAACTCCATTTAGTAGATTGGTTAGAGACTGGCCGGCTAGAGCGGCGAGACCCGCTAAGTTACCTAGCCCGCCTGATTCATAGCCGATAGGGCCGCATGGATTAGAGCAGAAAGTATTAATCA